TTGTAATACACAAGGGGTTTCGATCGGTTCTGTAATTGTCAACTATGAGGCGTTTCATATCTCCATCACCAGTTCAGGGGGGCTGACAAACATTTTTATCTCTGCACCTGTCGCACCGTTTGACACACTGCAAAACATGTTAACAAGAGCCTCTGTCGCATTCGGGATATATGCCGCTGTCGTTATCTGCCCCTTTAGTACGCCGCCAACACAGAAGTTAATCTCCCCGGCAATAGGATTATGCTGTATTTCCATTTGATACTCTTTCGTGCTAGTCAAAGTCATTAATTCAATCGTGCCACGTTCCGATCCATAGCTCTCACCGTACAAAGTAGCATTTACTATTTTAATTCCAATCCCCGGAGCCGCCAGATCACCTATTGTGGCAGCCGCTTTGAGTTGGACATACCTAACGGAATTAGCGTTGACCGCATCAACCCCTACGGTAAATCCGATGCTAAACCTCTTAGCAAAGTTAAATGTCCTGATAACTTGCTCCCCCGCTCCCATCCCAATAGTATATGCCCTGAGTAAAGCGGTGCTGGAAGCAGTCAAGCCGGTATTAAGATAGATATATCCAGGTGCTAATGAAGTTATACCAGTTCCTTCAACCGCAGCCGTCCACGCCACCCCCGTTGACAAGGTTAATCTTGAAGTTTTACAAAAAAGCCAGAATAAATCAGACACGCCGAATGCTTTAGAATAATCCATGCCCACACCTCCCTATGACGAATAGGTAACGTGCAGGACAGCGGAAACCGAACCTGTACGTATTGCCCTGAACGCTACTATTTCAGCATTTGAGGTAAGCTCAATTGTGTCTCGATCATCGGCAGGCATACCGGATGTTGCTGTCGGCGCGGCTTTTCCATCCACTCTATAGTTAATAGGTGCGGTTTTAACGATGATAACCGCCCGCGCAGCTCCTGCATATTTCGCCGCCGTTAAAGCAACGCCCCCGGCAGTATTGTCTACAGTGACTTCCTCGTAATTTAAAGCTGTACTGCCCGTAACTTGAACTTTGGGAGCCCCGCCACTTCCTTCTACATCTTGAAAGGTATCATCTGTTGGGTCATAATACTTCATTCTAAATACCCCCTAACGCAAAGTGCGGTATTCCCGCTATGCGGTCAAATTGGTCCAGCGCAATACTCTCTATTGTGTTGCGCATTTCCCGCGCCCGGCTCTGTTCGGCCATATCCTCGGAGTGCTCTAGTTCCCGGATATAGTCCTCCAGCTTGCGCCGCCGCAGGTCGTTTTTCCGGAGCTGGGAAAGTATCCTGGGATCTAAGGAATCAACCACCATAATCTTGTACTGGTTGCGGGAAACAGTATATTTGCGCTTCTTCTCATCGTAGGCAATAGCAAGAAGCGGGTCGATTTCTCGTACCCGCTCCTCAATGTGATAAAGATCGTTGAATAAGCTCATAGGTTCCTCCTTCTAAGCATCAAGCATTGCTGTATCTCGATAAATGAACTCAATTTGCAGCATAACCGGACAGGTTACGACGGTTGCGCCGTTGGCCACTGTCAGTGTCAGGATGTCGCCTTCTGCCCAATTGACAGCCGCAGGTGCGAGAGTTAAGGCAGAGTAGGCGTTGGCCGCCGGGAAGACTTCAGCATCAGTGAACGTCTTAGTGGCGATTGTGGTCGATGCGTTTTTCAGTGTCCATGCGCTGGTATTGGAAGCATCGATACCAGATGCGGTCCCCTGCGCGATAATACCTGCTTCGATAATCTCAATGTCCTTGGGTACGCGGAACTGCGCGGTTGCCGCAAGGTCGCCGCCAATGACGGGCAGGACGTTGTAAACAAGGGAAATAGTCACATCCGCCGCCGCTGCTGCCGCAAGGGTTACGGCTTTAATACAAAGCCTGTCCCCGGCCGCTACCGCTACCGTGTGGGCAACATCACTCACGTCAACGGCATCGGCAGACAGAGTGGCGGTAATCGCGGTGTCGCCCATAGCCCCGCCTGCCGCACCTTTACGCAGGGTGCATACAACGGTCGTTACGCCCCCCGGTGCGGTTCCGGCATGAATATACATGGCCGTGATGTTGCCTGCCTTGGGAACTAAGAAAAACACGTCCTCAGTTTCATTGGCGGTAGTATAGTTAGGACCGATGAAGTATGTCTTTGAGGCGGTCAGTGCCCCTTTAATCCCGCCCATGCTAACAAGGGAAGGATAGGTGTTGCCCGCCGGGTCTACAATGGGGACAGAGATTATTCCAGTTTTAAGCGCGTCAAATACGTTGCTTGGATGTAGCATATTTAGTCCTCCTATATAAAGATTTAAGAGGGGGACAATGCCCCCTCTTCTTATGTGGTGATCAGGTCGTCCAGGAGTGCGTTCCTGTTGCAGGAGCGGCAGCCGAGCGTGGCATACAGGTAAAGCACAGCCTCGTATGCGTCTGCGCCGGACACACGGGAAAGGACAGCGCCGTCATCCTGCATCCAGTCGATGTCGCTCATGCGATAAAACGCCAGGGTGGATTCGTCCAGGAAGTACATCCTGCCCGGCAGACTGTGGCGGTCAACAACCAGGGGCTTGCTGTTGTATTCTAATGCTGTCCAGCCACCGTCAAGTTTCAGGTTGTTAACGAAGCGCCCGTCAGCTTTAACCAGGGCCAGATACTTGCGCCGCTGAATCCGGCTGGTCATGATCAGGGATATTTCCCCGCCTTCTTCTTCCGCCAGGTCCCATGCCTGCTGCATGAGGTCTAGGGTGAGCTTGCGGGCGGTCCCGTTGTTAGCCAGCACCTGGGCTTTCCAGAACTCGTTGCCTGCTGTTGCACGCGGGATATTGCCCACGTAGAAGGTAGTCCCCGGATCAGTTGCCTTGACGATACCTTTCAGACCCATCATTTCAAGGCGGTAGTTACCGGCCCGGACGACAATATCATTGTCAGCCGCGTCAGCATGAAAGGCTGCGGTTTCGCAGGCCGTAGAGCTGGTCTTGGAGGTAATGGTCTTGCTGCCCACGTTGGCCCGGAAGTCGCCGGGTGTGGTGCTGGTCGGGTCAACGAGCTGGACAACCATCCCCTTGGAAATGTACTGGGTACCGGGGTTGTCCATGGTCAAGGTCGTGCCGGTTGTAGGATCGCCGTTTACCAACCCAAGCTGGCCGGTACCATCGCCGTGCAGCTGGCGGTTAACTTCGTCTTTGAGGTCCTTAGTCGCGCCTTGGACCTCAGTATCAACCGCTTTTACGAAAGCATATTTATTTGTCCTGGACGCCTTAATGGTCGGTCCTGTAATTTGGATTCGCGCGTAGTTGTAAGCGCAGTTGTATTCCGCGTTTTCATACGCCTGGTTTCCTGCTGTAGGCAGGGTGCCGCCATCAGCGCGGGCGCCTACGCCCGAGTTGCGGCCGGTGTGCAGGGGAACAATGGCCTTCTTGCCGCCCACGTCCTCTTCGTTCTTCTCCAGCCTTTGGAGCAGAATAGTGGAATTGTTGATCTGGTCCCTGATTGGTCCCAGGTAGTCCAGTTTTAATACATCATCGAAATTGCTTAAAGTCTGTCCCATTTAAAAAGTCCTCCTTGAATTTTGATTACCCTCCAGTGCCGCCTAGTCTAGCCATAGCAGCTTTTCTTGCGTCCTGGAATGATTTGGCTGGTGTTATCGTAGACACCGGAGCGCCCCCTCCTCCTGCTGCACCTACGGGGAGCGAAGCGGCGGCCTTGCTGGTTTTAGCCTTAACGTACTCGTTTACGGCGCTGTCCTTGATGGTTTTCTCCTTGGTTTTCAGCGCCGCAATTTTTTCTTGCAGTTTCGGGGCAGCCACAGCGTTGAAAGCTTTTTCCGGGTCGAAAAGGTTGTTGTCAACCATGAACTTTAAAACCTCGTCCCGGTCAAAGAGATCGCCATGCGCCTTGGCCAGCTCACTCAGCTGTGCTTCCAGGCTACTCCGGGCATCTTTTATGGCCCTGTCTTTTTGTGCCGCGGCCAGGCTGGCCTTCTCCTGCATTAACTGCTGCTTTTCAAATTGGAGTTGGCGCGCAAGGTCCTCTTGTTGCAGAACTGCTGGGTCCTTGGGCTCAAAGATACCCTGTTCCGCATAGTGCTCCTGCAACTTGTTCAGTGTCCCTACAGGATCACGGGCCATGTTCTGCCAGAGTGCCATCGCCTTGTCGTAGTTCTCCTTGTGTTGGGCGTAAGGGCCATACTGTTGTTCAATCTGCCGATGCCTTTCTGCAAGGGCCTGGGTCTTTTTGGTGTAGTCGGACTGCATCATGTGCCCTTTTTCCCACTCTACAAGCTGCTCGTAAGAGACTTTCCGCCCGTCAGGTAGCTCATAAACATTCGGCACCTGGGGCTCCGCCTTGGTTGGCTCTTCGGTTTTAACAGGTTCCCCGGTCGGCTTGTCCGGCGCTTCCCCCTCTTTTGCTGGCGCTGCGGGTTCCGACTCGGAGCTTGTCTGATACTTGCGAAGGAACGGGGCGGCCTTACTAAAGTCCTCTCTCTGAACTTCCTGATCTGCGGGCTTGGGCGTCTGCTCCGGGGTTGCATCTACGGACGTTGCTGCTGGCGTTTCCGCGGGTGTTTCCGTTGGCGCTGGGTCCGCGCCGCCTCCTGTTGATAGGTCCCCGGTGTCAATGGTGCATCCTCTGTTGAATTTAAGCATTTTATTACCTCCCTGCACTCCCGTTCGGGTTGGTGCAATTTAATTAAAAAGGAGACTCCTTGAATCAAGGTTGGTCTCCCACACTCCCTTTTGTATTGCCCCCCCTAAAAAGGGGGGACCGGAACGCTGAGGGATTAGCGCCCGGTCCTGGGGAAGGGTTTAAGCTCCAGCCATTGCCCGGTTATACAGCTCAAGTACCACTTGGGGCCGCTGCTCTGCCGGCAGTTGCTGAATCTGTAATTTAACATCGTCCGGCAGTTGACGAAGGAATACCATCAGTTCTTCCTGTGTCGGCGGGTTGCCTCCACCCTGTGGCGCTGGAGTGGGTGCCGGTTGTGCCGGTGCAGGCGCTGGTTGCTGTACTGGTGCCGCCGCTGGCGCTGGCGCTGGCGCCGGTGCCGGCTGTTCCTGTTGCCCTGCGGCAGCCTTTTTATATAGTTCAAGGACTACCGCATCCTGCTGCTCCGGCGGAAGCTGCTGAATCTGCGCCTGTACGTCCGGAGGCAGGGACTGGAAGAAGGACACCAGCTCTTCCCGTGGTACCCCTCCTATCGCTTGCTGCTGTTGCTGTTGTTGCTGTTGCTGCTGCTGGGGCGGTTTCATAAACTCCAGATGCCCCGCTATGTGCTCGGCAAACAGTTTCTTGGCCTTGTCATCGAGGTCTTCAAACTCGGCTGTTTTACGGAATCTGTTGTGCTCGTAAATATGGGCCTGGTGGTTATGCCAATCCTCGGCTGGCCCTGCCGGGGTGCCCTCTTTCATCTTGTCGTTCTCGCGCTGGGACTGGTTGGTATCCAGGGCGTTATCTTTGTAGATATCGTCCACCTGGCCAAACTCCATGTATTTCAAAGCCTTGGCGAAGTCTGGCTGTCCGGTTTCGGGGTTCGTAAAGAACCCGGCCTTGAGCATGTCCATAACCATAGCCTGCTGGGCTACCTTGCTGCGCGGCATGGCTGAACCGGGCTCCACTCCAACGTCAACATTGGCCTCCAGGTTTGCCTTGGTAAAGTTAACCCATTCAACCTTGTTGTCAGCGCCCACAATGGCAAAGCCGCGGTCCTCTTCGTAGTTGTCCTGGCATAGTTTAAAGTCGCGCTTGAACACTTCAGCGTAGCCAGCCTCAATCTGGTCAATCATGGGCCGCACTACATCGTTGTCCTTCTCCTGGAGGAAGTTAATGGCCGTGCCTGATTTCGCATTGGGCGTGTCCTTGCCATATGAAACCTTGTTCAGGACCGGGACAATCTCAAACTGTGCATCTAAAATAGTCAGTTCCTTAAATATGCCATCGTCAAGCACCGGGACCTCCAGGACGAAAGGCGGCTCGCCGCCGGTGGTTAACTTCTCCAGGATTAACCCCGGCTGGTTGGTCCATTCCTCCACGTTGATAATCTTGGGGTCCAGGATAATAGGCGGATCGTTATAGTAGTCGTTGTGCATTTCTATTTTAGAAAGAAGCGTATTCCAGCGCCGTTGGAGGGGGATCAAGTCATCAACAATCCCCTTATACCAAAAGCGCCCGGGAACCTCGATCAGCCCAAAATGCACAAAAGGAAGCTCTTCGCAATCCTCTTCCTTGGAAATTAGTACGTCTCCAGCCCATTTGAATACAAGGCCCTTGGGGAACTGCTTGCAGGGCAGGATACTTACCTCTTTTATTGTGGCCGTATTCTCGGCCTGCATTTTCTCTTCATAAACCCCGGATTCTATGGTATGACTTAGGGTATTATGGATTTTTACATACTTGGAATCGTTTTCAGCCTGTATCTTTTTGCCGTACAACTCTTCGGCTTCGTCCACATCCATGATCTCGACATCGCCTATTATGCGCATATCCCGGAGCTTGGTTTTCCCCGGCTGTGGGTAGATGTTAAAAGGTGAGCGCAGGGCTAAATCCGTGTCCCCCAGGGTGAAATCTGCCTTAACCTTGGGCTTGCCCTTCTTGGTTTTCGGTGTCCCGTCCTCATTCAGGCCCGCCTCGGTGTCCATATTCTCTAAATCCAGGATGCGCTCGCCTTTCTTGGGGTTCCAAAACTGCTTATAGAACAAGTTGCCTGTGGCGGTTAGCCAGTTAGCAAGCTCGGGGTGAATCATGTCCAGCTTCAACGTGTTCCAGTGGTTTTCAAGCAGTTTCACCGCTGCCCTACCGGCCTGAATGTCGCTTTCCTCCCCGGAGTGCGCCTTGGCGGAAGGCAGGGGTTTATTTTTGGTCAGCTTGGACGACAAAAGCCGGTATATTGGCAGTATCCTGTTGTCTATTGTGTGAACGTACCAGTCCGGCTCAAACTCCGGGTGAACCCGGTCCAGGGTCCCGGTGTGCCGGTTCACCCTGGCCAGTTGGTCCCCCGCGACAAAGGCGATATTTAAGAGCCAACTTTGTTCGACTCTGCGCTTGGCCTTGGAGCTGCGCTCCAGGAAGTCCTCACCAAAAGCAATTAGGTCTTTGTCGTCCTGTATGTCGCTAAGTCGCATGTTTTCACCTCTCATTTATCCCCAAAGGGGGATCGGGGTGCCCCATTTACCGGGTTTGCCCCGCTCTTTGCAAACAAAAAGGGGAGCATGAGCCACAAAGCAGAATTACCTGCCCTCTGGATCGATGCTCCCCGTTGATTCCTTCAATCAGGAATGGTTATTTTGTTGTTAAGTTATAACCTAATTTACTTAGCGCACTAAGCACTGTCCGCACCGTTACGCGGTCATAATCCTTAATGTTTTCAGGTAATTCATCGTAAGGATACATGTCGGTGTGGCAATAATTGCAGTAGTTATAAAACTTTTCAGGGTTGCTTACCCTTTTACATTCCAACGGCGCATGGAAGCCTTGCTTCTTCTTTTCTTCCCACCACGCTTGATGTACAAGGTCAGACAATTTTTCGATCAACTCGGTTGTATCCATATGAACCTCCTAAATATAAATTTACCGGCAAGGGCAGGCCGGTTTTATGCTTGTTTAGTTACCTCAATCACACCTTGGATATTTACAAATTTTCTTGGATACACATCTTTGTCAATATGCACATCAGGAACATAAGTTAACGCCTCAGACACAGCATAAGAGCCGTCAGGATTCTTCTGCTGGGTTGTGACCTGTACGATACAACCATATGGTACATTGCATACCTTCGTCGATTTCATCCAGCCTTGATCTTTGCTGGAGGCTTTACAGAGCAGAGCAAAAGCGTCCCCGTCTCCGTAAACTTGCAGATCGGGGATATTTGCCTTGGCACCCCGAACTTCCGTAATGCCTAAATCCTTTTCCTTCAAGGATTATCACTCCTATTCATATTTTGCTCTGCCCTTGCCAAACTCTTTAAAAAATAAAAAAGGGAGTACCGGGACCACAAAGCAGACTCGCTGCTCTCTGGCTCCAGCACTCCCCGTTGGTTCTTCCTAATCGGAGGTGGCTATTTAGTTGTCTGTGAAGTTCTTCCTTTTAATCCAGTTTAGTGGTCTTACTCTCTTCCACCAACGTAGGCTTGCCGTCCCTCACCTTGACCTTGACTTCGCCGTAGTTGGTCTTGCGGATGATGGCTATTATTTCCTGCTCTTTTTTGGTTAAGGTGTCCTGCATTGTAACAACTCCTGTTCGTGGAGAAATTCGTCTCTGGGTGAGCAGAGCACCTTGACTTGTTCTGTCTGCGCTGGGTCATAGACTATTGTTAACCCATCGTATTTAATCGGTGCCGACGAAGCGACACAAATTAACGCCTCGTAGCCTGCCTTGTTGACACTAATAAACACTGGATCTAAGCCAGTGTTGGCAACAATAATATCACACTGTTCGTTGATCATTCGCACCACTCTGTTACAGGCTTCCTCGGACATGTCAACGTCTACGGTTGAGTAGTGGAAGTGTGGCATTGGTGGCATTGGGCCAAGATAGTCAGTAGCAGGGACAACAGGTCGCAGTTTCATAACGGGGAATTGTATTTTCATCACAGCACCTTCCTTTGTGGTTCGCCTGTATACAGGGGGCTATGATACTCAAACGGCTTCCTTGGGTCTGCCTTCCTTATCGTCCCGTCCGGGCACTCCACAGCGTTTAAGCCACATGTCTTAGTCTGCCCTGCCCTTATCCAGTATTCAACCTTGCGGCGCTCTCTGGCCGCTCTCCATCGCCATGTCAGCCAGTCCCATATGGTTTTCAGCATCACAGCACTTCCTTCACGACATCCCAGAAGTAATCAATCAGTTCCTCTGCCGGATTAATCGGCCCTAGAAAATGGAAGAGTATTATACCTGTCCCACCAAGGTCAATGTCTATCTCACCGTGTAACTCCAACAACTCAATACACTGCCCAATGGAGAGCAGGGGAAGGCAGTCTCTGTCCGGTATTGTTGGGGGATCATCATAGACACCGCTATCGGCGATGCCTAAATCACCGTAACCATCAATAAATAGGTCGCCATCTTGTGGCTCCCACCGCTCCCGTAGCCGCTCCTGCTGCTCCGGGGTCAACTCGCCTAACTGCTCCTTGGTTATGTGTTGTTTCATGGGTTCCTCCCTATTTACCTACTTCTGCCCCGGCAACAGTAGGTTGCTTTTACACATCCCATACAGGGCAAGGGCCAATTCCTCAACGAGCGTTTCCGTGTCTGCCTTCTGGGGATCAATCGCTCTATAATCAATAATTCCGTGTATTATCTCATGCCAGAGCGTTTGCTCCTTGCTTTGCCTGTCCTGTGTTTCTTTGTTGGATATTTTGATCTCGTGCTTATTGTAATCAATCTGCCCTTTACATTCCCTGCCGTTGATAATCAAAATCTCGTCGGTTTCAATAACATCGTAGTCAAAACAGCCTATTGTAACCTTTTTTATCATTGCCCCTTCTCCTGCTCCACTGGCGTATTGAACATTTCACGGATCTTCTTCTCGGCAGCCTGCAGCATATCATCCGTGGCGCCCATCATGCGTATGAGTTCAAAGGACACGTTAATACGGAAATGCACCTGGTCCAGGGCCTGCTGAAAGATACTGACCAGAAGCTGCACGTCTGCTTTAGTCACTGGTGTCTTTGCATCCTCGCGCATTTCATGCTGCCTTTGACCTAGTATCGGTATGTTGCCCATCGGTATGACTTTTTTCATTGCCTTCCCTCCGCCACCTTCCTGGCCATTTCCATAGCCCTGACCTCGTTCTCCCTCTTACTGATTGCCCTTGGAGGACCGCCCTCTTCGATTGCCTGAGCCGTTTTTACCTCGTTCAAATTCCTGGCCATGAGGCGGTCAAGTAGGTCATGGCGCTCTTTGGCGTGGCGGGCGGTGAGCTCGGTTACTGTGCTGACAAACTCCCGATCTCTTCGCCTGGTTGTTTGGTACTGGAGTATCACCATCCCCGCAACCACAAGGCACAACACTATTAGCAATGCGTACATCCACCCATCCAAAACATATCCCTCCCCTTTATTTTTACGCCAGATAACGCTTGGCGCTCTTCCCCTTCTTGTCTTTGATCAGGCTTTCAATGTGCTTGTGGATCCGGGCAGCGTCACCTGTCAAGGGTTCTACCGGCGGTTTAGAGTGTGAGGCCTCCCATGCCACCAGGCCGTATCCGGCACAGTCAAATGGGTTAGTGTAAACGTGCGGGTCCGTGGATACCTTCTCGCTGTCCTTTTCGTCCACAACCAGGTTGGGAATAGCCTCTATCAGTGATGTGCAAGTAGAAAATATCTGCAGCTTGGCTATCGTTCGCCCGGTCCGCTCTTCCTCGAAGGGCTTTAGGTACTCGTGCATGACAGCCTTGCGAATTATCCTGGACCGCTGCTGGTCAGTTGGTGGTGGGGTGCATCCCACCATGCCGCCGTCGCGGTAGCAGTCCACTATGGACTTGCCCGCTGAATCCAGTGCCCGGCCCAGCTTGTTCCATGCGTCACGGCCGGCCACGGTGTCCCCTATCTTTTCATCCCCGGTAAGCTTTATAACCTCCCGCGCCTGGTCGGAGTATGTAACGCGCGGGTCCTTGTCGCTGCGGGTGTACTCTCTATAAATGTAAACAATCCCATCCGGCGACACCGCAAACCAGTGCCAGCAGAAGGGATCGGCATAACCAGGGTCATTGGAGCGCCACTTGCGCCACCAATCCGGGATAGTGAAGGGCTTGCAAACATGAATCTGCTCTGTGAATTCAGGGAAGGCAGTGCCTTCACCGGCGCTCATGGCCTCTTCTGGGGTGGATGGATACTCCTGGCGGTAGGAGTTAGGCAAGTCCCTCTTGGTCTGCTCATACCATTCTTTTGTTCGCCGCGGGTCTGCCCACCATGGAATAAATATCCGAAAGAAGGTATTAAGACCAGCTACTGTGTTTTTCCATGTCCTTTCAAACAGGCTGCCGCGCTCATTGGTTGAAAGCCCTATACACTGGCCGCCCGTTGGCCTGTTGATCGTTGGATAGGCCGATGCCCAAATCTTTTCAGCCCACTCCTGAAAAGCCCACTCATCAAATATCAATAGGTTGGCAGTGAATGATCTGGCCGAACTTGGCGCCGATGTGAAGGACTTAAATAAGGACTGCCCTTTTTCTGGGTGATTAATGGTTATCTGCTCAGTTGTGTCCTCCCAAGTCGGGTAAGGCCACCCTGCCCGCGCCTGCTTCTTCTCTCTGATCATCCAAGGCGGCAGGTTTTCCAGGATAAACTTAATCCGCCGCACAAGCTCCTTGGCGTCCTTTTCTGTCTTTGAAAGAGCTATAACCGTATAGCCTGGGAAAAACACCATTCTCCAGGCCGCATACGACAAAACCAACCACGTGAGCCCGAGTTGGCGGGCCTTCATTATGATCGAAAGCCTCTGGGACACGATAGCCAGTAAAGCTTTGAGTTGCAGAGGCCACAGGGTAAACTTGATTTTCACTCCAGGAGCGTCCGGACCAAGGGCAACATCCTTATCCTCTATGTAGACCCACTTTTGAATAAAATGAGCACAGGACGCTTTGCACTCGTCAAGCTCGTCGTCGATCTCCATCTGCTCTATTTCTTCGGGAGTCCACTTGGTTGTCACTTAATAACACCCTCAAGTCATGTGTTTTGCTCCTTGTACTTCTGCTTCACCCATCCAGGCAAATGGGCGTCTAGCTGCCTGTGGAATATTAAGTATAGGTTCAGGTTGATACGATTCCCGGAAAAGAAATATATAGGGTTGACATAATACTGAACCTCAACCTTGCCACCGGTCTTAATCTTTACCTCTGCCATGATCCCCAAGCGAATCATCTTCCGCACAAATGAATAGGACTGTGACGGTTTCAAGCCAATCACAGCCCCGATCTTGTCTATGTTATACGGACGGGCTCCGCCATTGCCGCGATACCCCAGCATATTTGTCTTAGGGCACATCGTCTTAGCCAGTGTGGTCATCTGCCCAATCTCTTTAAATGACATTTCCGCAGGGAAATCTATGTCAATAAAGGACTTTGCAAATGATTTGCGCGGCCAGAACAGGTATCCCTTTTCTTCATCAAACACCGGCGCTATGGGATGTACGTTCTTTTTTAACACCTCGCCAGTCTCAATATTAACTATTCTTGTTTGCTTCTCAAGCACATAAACCACCTCGGAATTTTTCCGATTTTGCCCCTATTTTTGAATTGAAAAAGCATAGTAAACCGGAATCACAAAATGGCACTAAGCCTTACTCCTGCAATCGATACCGGGAAAGTGCCATGTAAAGATACAATGATTGTATTATTCTTTCTATCTTTACGTGGGGACCTCTTCTTCCCCAGTCATCGGTTCCCTCTGCCGGCGAATCTCTTCCAGGGCCGCTTTGCGCTCTTCCGGGGTCATGCCGGCTGTGCGGGATACTGCTACATTAATAGGCCCGCCCCCTGGCCCGGCCTGTTCGACATAACCGCGATCCTTATATTTTTCCCCCTTAGTCCCTTTGAGCAAGACAATGAGAAGAGTGTCGCTGTATTTTTGGATGTGGCCGCATACCTCACCCTGGTAAAACACGGGCTCACTGACTCCGGTAACAGCTCGGCGCCTTGCTTCTTCTTCAAGTTTATCACCGGCTAAAAGTTCAGCCTGAGCGAAAAGCTCAGGGTATTTAGGGTCCGCTTTCATCCAGACGTAATGGGTACTGCGATCTATGCCGACGAGCTCGGCTGACAGCGAAATATTTCCAGTTTCTGCAAAAGAGGCAAGAAACTCTCTCTTTTTAACATGTCGAATTTTTTTGAACATAGACGCCCACACCTCTCTCTTGCTATGGAAGCATCGGCCTCCTGCCTCCCTGCCGGTTTTATCTTCCGCTTCTGGCTACATTACCTCTGCGGTGACACCTGGTTGCCTCGCTTTAAAAAAATAATCTAAAAACTTTTGAAAAGGTATTGACACGCATATTTACCTGTGCTAAGATTATGTCAAGACATAAACAAATAGTTCGCCACCACAACGGCGGGAAG